AAAAGGTTTATACTATCAGCGAATAGAGGTTGATAGCTTTAGCGTATTACCGTTTATCCCCACTTGTGTTGGGTATATTAAGCGAGCGATAGGCATATACAATCCGAGAATATTCACCCCTTGGCAATTACTAAAGTACATGAGGCGCAGAAATGAAATCCCCAAAACCACAAAAAGCAGAGAAGACAGGCCAGGAAATAGCGCAAGAGCAGAGACAGGCTCGGCAGTTAGATGATGAGATCGGCAAGTCAGAGAAGAGCTTCAAAGCTTTAGCTCGTGGCAAGATAGGTGCAAAGTCATTGCTATCTGATGGCGACTCTAAGAATAAATCCACAGCCATAAAAACTCCAGAAAAAAAGAAATCTCTTATTAAGTAGCGGTAATCATTATGGCACTACCTAAAAGTCTAGGCACTATCCGCGACCTCAAAGCGAGAGCTAAGAAGGCCTTTTCTGTTGAATCGCAATGGGAATCATTACTGTCTGATGCCTACGAGTATTTTTTGCCCAACCGCAATCTATTTGATCGTGACGATACTGGTCAAAAAAAGATGGATTTAATCTTTGATTCTACTGCATCTACGGCGATTCAGTTGGGTGCTTCAAAATTGCAGGAGAGTATAGCGCCAATATGGGCTAAGTGGGCGGTTCTTGAGCTTTCCGAAGAGATGAAAAGGGAGATTAAGGCTAGTGATGGCGAGGTTGACGAAGATCAAATACGCGAAAACCTAGAGGAGCAAACAGAAATACTTTTCGATTATATTAATCGATCTAATTTCTCTACTCAATTTTATGAAATGGCTCTCGATGTTCTTATTGGCACTGGCACGCTAATAATTACAGAAGAAGATGACATGGAGATGCCATTCTCTTTTCACTCTATCCCACAAAAGCATGTAGGTTTTGAAGAAGGGCCAAGCGGTAGCATTGAAACTCACTGGCGCAAGCATAAAGTCAAAGGTCGCAATATTGAGCGCACATGGCGTGGATTCAAAGCTTCGCAATCTATTAAGGATAGGATAGAAAAAGACCCCGACAGCGACATATCTTGCACTGAGGGCGTTGTTTATGACCCTGTGGAGAAGTCCTATCATGGTGTAGTGTGGGTAGATGATGAGGATTCTATAAGTTGGGATCAGACATACGATGAAAGTAGCCCGTTTATTACTGGCCGATACTCTAAAACAAGTGGCGAGGTTCGTGGCCGCGGCCCAGCTATCATGGTTCTGCCTGATGTTAAGTCACTGAACAAGGCTAAAGAGTTTGTATTGCACCGAGCGGGTATTGAGCTTTCAGGAATGTGGACAGCTACCGATGATGGTGTAACCAATCCGTACAACATTACTATTGCCCCAGGCGTTGTAATGCCAGTAGGTTCTAACAACTCATCTAATCCGTCTATACAGCGCTTAGACACTGGCGGCAGTATAGAGCTGTCTTTGTTTGAAATAACCGAATTACAGAACGCTATTAAAGTTTCGATGTTTAATGACTTGCGTGATCCTCAAGGCCCAGTAAGAACCGCGACCGAGATTGCGATGGATGCTAGAGAGTTAGCCAAGCGTATCGGTAGTGCTTATGGTAGATTGCAGACAGAGATTTTAGTTCGCACTTTAAAGCGCATAATGCACATACTTGTCAAGCGCGGAAAGATTGATCCTATTTTGATTGATGGTAAAGCGGTTGATATTAAATTTACATCACCACTTGCACGATCTCAAGACATGGAAGACATTATGTCAGTTCAGCAAGCAGTAGAGTTTGTGCTTAACACTGCTGGCCCCGATCAAGCTAAGATGGCATTTAAGCTTGAAGACTTTGGCACATGGGCGGCTAAGAAAACGGGAATGCCTGCTGAGCTGGTAAGAAGCAAGGCAGAGAAAGACACAGTTATTCAGGCTGGTGCAGAAGCGGCGCAAGCAGGTATGGATGTGCAGTCACAAGCGCCTACGGGAGCACCCTAATGAGCTGGGACGAATTAAATAAAAGCGGGGGAGATGCTGGTAAGCAAGCTAAAGAGGCGCAAGAGGTGCAAGCTACTATAGCTAAAAACTATCACCATTGCTTTTCTACGGAGCAAGGGAAGTTTGTATTGGATCACTTGGTCACCAATTTCATTATGACTAACGATACAGCATTAAATGAACATAATATTAACTATACGGCAGCGTATAAGAATGGCGAAGCTGGTGTAGTTAAACAAATTTTAAATCAACTAACTAGAGCGGCTAAAATATGAGTGAATCAATGCTATCCACAGAAGCGGGTACTAGCGAAGAGTCAACAGAATCAACAGAGGTACAGCCTACCTTTTCATGGTCTGAGGGTGTAGCTGGCGAAGGTGATAAGCCAGAATGGTTTAAGGGCGATAAATACGGCTCAGTAGCGGATCAAGCTAAAGCCTACACAGACCTAGAAAAGCGCTTTGGTGGTTTTACTGGTGCGCCTGAATCATACGAATTGCCAGAGGAGTTAGATAGTGAAGACACGTTTGTTAAAACGTTATCTGAGCTGGGAGTCAAAAGTCAAATGTCTCAAGAAATGCACGGCGAGCTATTAGCGCTGGGAAATTCTATTTTCGAAGCCAAGCAAGAGTTTGACATTGAAAAAGAAATGACAGCTCTTGGATCTAATGCTGACGAGCGCTTAGCTAATATCGATGGCTACATGAAGAATAATCTCGGCGATAAGTACGAAGAGCTTAAAGATGCAGTGAATAACGCCAAAACGGTAGAGCTAGTAGAGGCGTTAATCTCATCCAATATCCCAGCGCAACCGCCCACAAGTTCAGTGTCAGCGGTAGGCGTGCCAACCCAGGGCGATATTGAGAAAGCGATGCAAGAAAAGGACGAAAACGGCAAGACTCTTTACCATTACTCGTCGGCACAGCAACAGAAAGTGCAGGATATGATTGCTCGAATGCACGGCCATTGATTTTATTTATTGATGGCGTATAATCAATAGTATTCTCCGATACCCGAAAGGCCGGAAGTGTTTGTTGTTTGTTCCAGCACTCCCTTCTTTTTGGGTTACGTGTAAAGCAAATAGATTAGTTTTAATTATTTTCTTTTTGGAGAAATACTATGTCAAAGTTTCTATCTGATGTAGCACGTACCGAGTTTGATACTAGCGTAAAGTTAGCTTATCAAGGTGGTTCTAAGCTACGCGATACCGTCGAGTATCGCTCCGGTGTCGTTGGTGACACTTATAAATTCCGCTTAATGGGTAAAGGTCAAGGTCACTTGCGTACTGGTTCTAGTTCGTTAGTTGTTCCTATGGATATCACTCATTCATTACCTTCTGCAACACTAACCGATCACGAGCATCCTGAATATACGGATATTTTCGATCAATCAACTGTTAATTTTGATGAGAAACGTAAACTTACTGAGACAATCGGTAAGGCTATGGGTCGCACAGAAGATCAAATTATCATTGATACAGCCGTTGCGGGAACCTATAACACTACTGCAACTGACGGCCAAGGCTTCGATATTGCCGCTGGTGGTACTGGTTTCACTACTGCCAAGCTTCGCGCTTTACGTGCTTATTATGACGATCTCGAAGTTGAAGAGAATGTTTGCATTGTTGTTTCTGGTACTGGTATGCAGTCATTGCTTGCTAACACTGAGACTACTTCAAGCGACTTCAATACTGTAAAGGCGTTGGTTAATGGTGATCTTGGCTCATTCATGGGCTTCAACTTCAAAACTGTTGGCGCTCGTCGCCTTGAAGGTGGTTTAGGTGGTTCTGGTCTAGTAGCCTATGCTTGGGCGCCTAACGCTATTGGTATGGCTTCTGGTAGCATCGAAAAGTCTATGTCTGTAGATTATATCCCTGAACGTGTCTCTTGGTTATGTAACGGTATGCTGAAAGCTGGCTCTACCATTATTGATCCAGAAGGTACATCACGTATCGCTTTCGCGTAATAGGAGAATTACTATGTCTTTTTTATTGACTGATTTTAAACATGGTGACACTACGGGTAATGCCCCTGGTATTCACGCCTATACAACTCCAGATAGCCAGGCAGATGTAAACACTTCGGGCTACTTTAATGAAATTTCGTCCACGCTATCTGTGGGTGATTTGATTTATATATGGGCTGTTAACGCAGGTACTCAAGTGGCAATCTTGACTCAAGTGTTAAGCAATGCCGCTGGTGTTGTTGATGTTGCTGACGGTACGGTGTTGGCTGCTACTGATAGCGATTAATGCTTGCAGGATAGGTGGGGGGATTCTCCCCACCTTTAATGAGAGTAAGTAAATGGCCTCAAAAATAGAACTAATATCTAATGCTCTAATTATTATTGGTGACGTGTCGATCAATGACTTGATTGGTGATGATCGCCGGAAGAATGTAGCGCGAAACCTATACGATAATATCGTAAAGAATGAATTAACTAAGCATCGGTGGGGATTTGCTCGTACTAAAGGGCAGCTATCTTTATTGACCGCTAAGCCTTTAGATGGCGAATGGGCTAGTGCTTACGAATTGCCTGCTGATTTGTTGGTATTAATTAAGTTGTACCCTAACACCAGCTATCAGGTGTACGGATCAAAGGTTTATTGCAATCATAGCCAGGCGTTATATTGCGATTACATATATGCACCGCCAGAAAGCGAGTGGCCAGCATACTTCTCAAAGATGATTGAATATGCCCTAGCGAGGGACTTTTCAACATCGCTGAGGGACTCTAGCGCGTTGCGCGGAGAAATGGCCGCCGAGTACGAAAACGCCTCCAGAATGGCTAGATTTACCGATTCTCAACAGCACCCGCAAACACAAATACAAAGACATCCTTTTGTAGACGCGAGATATTAATGGCTAAAACCAGGTATATACAAAACTCTTTTCTCAGTGGCGAGCTATCCCCCCTTGTTAAGGGCAATATTACCTTAGCCCAATACTATCAAGGCCTAGAAAAAGCTTCTGATGTTATGGTTGTTCCTCAAGGTGGCGTTAAGCGCCGGGGTGGACTCAAGTATGTTGCTACTAATCCTGCTGGAAGCGCTAAACTATTAGATTTTAATACGTCCACTGAATCGCGTTACTTGCTGTGTGTCACTGCTGGCAATATTGCAGTCTATGTTGCAGGTGCCACAAATACATTTTTAGGTAATCTGGCTGCTCCGTATCTGGAGGCAGAGATTAGTGATCTGCGTCACGTCACCACTGAAAATGTGTGTCTAATATTCCATGAAAACCACCCAGCGCAAAGAATTGTTTATGATGGTGGCGTTAGTTTTAGTATAGGTGATGCACCTTTCACCAATGTTCCACAGTTTGACTTTAATGATGCATTAAGCCCTACCCCTGGATCAGAGGTGCAGAGCGTTGTGTTTGGCTCTTTTTCTGCTGGTCAGGTCTATCAAATTGATATTGAGGGGGTGTTAAGTAAAAGTATTACTTATGCAGGTGATTCTACTGCGGATCAGAGAGATTCAACGGCGTTCAATTTGCAGAAAAACTTGCAGGATATGCCAAATTTTGGCGAGACTGGGGTTTCTGTTGTTCGCACAGGCAACCATACATATGAGATTACTGCGTCAGGAGAGTCGGCTAAAGATTTTAAGTTGTTCAGCGGTTTCGCTACAACGGGATCAGGATCATCTTCGTTAACTTTCACAAAGGTTGCTACTGGCGTGGCTAGAGCTGAGGATGTATGGGGTGCCAATCGTGGATATCCTAGGCTTGGCGCTTTCTTTGAGGGCAGATTGTGGCTTGGTGGTACTAGAGACAAGAAGCAGAGCTTATTCGCTTCAAAAGCAGGCTCGCTGCTAGACTTCGAAATAGACGAAGGGGCAGATGACGAGGCTATATTTATTACTCTTACATCAAGAACACTAACCGAAATAACTGACATTTACGGTGGTCGTAACTTGCAGATATTTACATCCGGTGGTGAATATGCAGTTTTAGAGGCGAACGCTACAGCGGCCACTATCAACACAAGAGCGCAGACCTCTAACGGGTCGCTTTATATCGCCGTGCAAGAGGCTGACGGCGCGGTTATATTCTGCGATAAGAACGGCAAGACTCTTCGAGAATATGCCTACACGTTCAATGAGGACTCGTACGCGTCCAACGATATAACTGTCCTGTCTTCACACCTAATAACAGCACCTATTGATTCGGCGTTTTTAACAGGCACGGCCTCCGATGACTCAAATTGGTTATTCACCTTGAACGCTGATGGATCAGCATCGATATTGAATAAGTTAAGGGCGCAGGATATTAACGCTTTTACATCAATGACGTTAGCTACACCCTTTAACGTGGGCACTAAAATGGAAGCGGTTGAGGTGGTTGATGAAGAGGCTTATTTTATTGTTAAGAGATATGACTCGAGCAATGCTGAGGTATCAACCATAGAAAAGCTAGACTTCAATTATCTTACTGACGGATCGGTAGCGGGTACGGCAACAGCGGGCAAGCTAGCTGGTTTAACTCACTTGATAGGATTTGAGGTTAGCGTGCTGGGCGATGGCGCAGTGCTTCCCAAGAGAGTGGTTGATGGCGATGGAGAAATAACGCTAACTGCCAGTGAGTTGGCTAATCACACCAACTTTGAAGCTGGTATTAATTTTGTACCCACTATTCAGCCGATGCCGTCTAACACCAATATTGGCAGCGGCGAAAACTTTATGCGTATTAAGCGCGTGGTTAGAGTGAGCTTACGAGTTTACGAAACAAAAGGACTTTATATGGACGGCGTTCCTGTGC